AACTTACTATGGGGGCCGCCTACGCCTGGGCAGCGGGTCGAAATAGCGAAAATCCAGACACGCTTAAATTAGATGGCCAATACGATGTTATTTTAGCTGACCCCCCATGGAAGTACGGCGCAACAACAGAAACAGGTGCTGCTAACCAGCACTACCCAACCATGGAAACAGGGCGAATTGCGGCTCAACCTGTTCGCATTCATAGGGCCGAGAAGTCAGTGTTATTTCTCTGGGCTACAAACCCTTTGTTACTTGCCGCTCTTGAGGTAATGGCTGCGTGGGGGTTTTCCTACAAGACGAACATTGTATGGGTTAAGGATAAAGCGACAACTGGTCTAGGATTTTATTTGCGTGGCCAGCACGAGCTACTGCTAATCGGAACGCATGGCTCTATGATTCCAGAATCAGAAAATCGTGCAATCAGTGTGCTACATACCCAGCGGCGTGCGCATTCACAGAAACCCGACGAACAATATGAGATTATCGAGCGAATGTATCCTGGCTGTCGTTATGCTGAATTGTTTGCTCGCCAGAAGCGTGATGGATGGACGCAGTATGGAGCAGAACTACCTGCAAAAGAGATTGAGTGAGTAGTTCAGGGCTTGGCAAGCTAGGAGAAGCAATCGCACACAAACTGTGGCCTGATTTGCAACCAACTAAATCCGGCTCGCACGAAGATTTGCGTGGAACAGACGCGATAGCCGAGAGTGGTCCTGTTCAAATAAAAACAGACAGGAGAATAGCGACGTCAAAAAACTTGTTTTGGGAAATTGAGAAGCGTAGAGACGGTAAGTGGAATGACCACGGCATTTCGAGCGATTGGTATCCAAGTTTGTCTTCCACCACCAAAGAATATATCTTTGTCACTCACGAATTAGCATATCGAGTGCCGGTAAGCGAACTCAAACGAGCTGTAGAAACAAACAAAATTTTTTGCGAGCAAATAAACGAAACAGCCAAAGGTTACCTTATACCAATCGTTTGTCTCGACTCTGGCAAGTACGAAGTCAAAGTACACAATACGGCGTTGCCGACCCCACAATACAAACTGTAAGAAGCAATTCTCGGCGGCAGCGCAAGGCGCCGAAGATACACCGAACCTTTCTGCCCCCGTTTACCCTACGGGATTGGGGCAGAAACAGGAAACGACCTAAACCCTTTAAAGACAACGACAAATACTGCCCCAGCAGTAAAAACGCCAAAAACGCCCCAAGACTGCTAGCACGTACTCGAACTACGAGTACGTGCAACGCTATCGCCTGTCGAGGGCGGCGCAGAAATGATGACTGTCTAGAGACTGTAGACAATAGGATCGCCCCTCTTTCCGGTGCCGGAGCGTTGAATGTGACCGCCCGCGATGAGACTGGCAATGACTTCCGACGACTTGCGCCGGGCGATGCCGAGATTGCGGGTGACTTCGCGTTCGGTGCGTGGCCCCACTTTCAACAGCCGCAGCACCGTGTCCTGCTTATGTTCAAGGGCAGTGGGTTCTACCTCGTAGTCGTTGCCAACGCGCTGTACGACGCCAGTGTCGTTGGCTTCGTCGTAGCGTGACACCGAGACGAGCTTCCGCCGCCCATCGTCTTCTTCATGCTCGCTATGCAAGCGCTTCACTTCAAGGGCGACGTCCGAAATACCGAGGATAGCATTGCCACCGCGCATCCCGACGCCGAAGGTGCCCTCCGACTTGCGTGAGTGATGAATGGCGATGAAGGCAAGGTTGTGGCGATGGGCCAGCTCGCGCCACCTGGCGATACGACGCGTGATTTCGGCGTTGTCATTCTCGTCCTCCAGCATCAACAAACTACTTAGAGAGTCAACGACGACAACCTGTGTGTTGTGGTGCAGTAGTGTCTCTTCGACGTCAACCAGAAGTGGTGGGGCGCCGTTGTAAGCGAAGACCTGGCGCTTGCCGCCGACGGCGCCCTCAAACTCAATCTTCCGCCGTGTCAACTTGATGTGCTGTTCCAAGTCAAGCCACAGCACGTTGCAACACCGCGTCGCTCGTTCTAGGAAAAGTTTGCTTGTTACAACCCTCGCCGCGAGGTGCATGACGAGCGTCGTCTTCCCGCTCTTCGGCAGTCCGTAGACGATGCTGAGTCCACCAAACGGGAAGAAGCCGTCGGCCAGCCACTCGATATCCCCAGCCAGCGTCTCGTCCGCAACTATCTCCTCGCCCGAGCGTGTCGCCAAGAGCCGTCCAGTTTTCGCTGGGGGGCCTTCGGTACCGAAAGGGGCGGGTTGGGCCGGCCCGAGGACGTCAAGCAGCGCGTCGACGCTGTAGGTGTCGAGCAGCTTCGCTTGTGGATCGTCTGACACTAGGGGCAGAGTGGCATGGGGACTCTAAATTTGGCGTCGTGCAGACTGGCTTGCAAGGGGTTAAATTACGAAGGTGCCCAAATCCCTCCTTCCCGCCCCCTCCGACAAGCCGCCACGCAGCAAGCTCACGATGGGGCAAATCAAGTTCGCTGGTTACTGGGCTCAGCAGGATCCAAACCCAAGGCGGCGTGACACCAAAATAGTGCAATGTGCGACCGCCACACACTTTGCGAACCTGGGACGGAACCCCGAACTGCCGCCGCTCCAAGTTACCTATGAGCAACTCATCACGCTGAAGAAGCGTCAGGATTTTCAGGATCTCGTCAACAAAATCAAGGAGGGCGGCATCGAGGCAGCGCGCGCCGCGTTCATTGCTACCCTGCCCGGGCTCATCGATTACCACCAATGGGGTGCGGACACGGCCTTCCTCGAAAAAGATTGGAAGACGATGGTGCATTACACGAAGCCCGCTATCGACGCCATCATGCCGAAGACACTCGGCCTCCAGCAAACCAATATCACCATCACCCTCTCCGACAAGCGCCAGGCAATGGTGAACGAGCCGGAGGCGGAGATGTTGGAAGCAGAACTACTGCCCGACGAAGACACAGATGGCGTTTGATTTCAAGCAAGGCGACGATGAGTGGAAGAAACAACGTAAGCGCGCCCTTACCGACCTCTTCTGGTTCGCAAGCGTCGTCCTCGGTTACACCGATATCTTCCCACTCGAAGCTGAAACCCATCTTCTGTTTTGTGCCTTCCTCGAACGCCGAACCGGCATCCCCGATATCGACACCGTCCCCATTCAGAAGTGCGAGAGTCCGCGTGGTATCGGTAAGACGACGCTTGGCACCGTCGCCCATCCTATTCAGCTCGCCTGCGCCAACCCGAACACCAGCATCCTGATTGCCAACGAGCGCCAGGAGACGGCCGATGGCTTTCTCTTCGCCATCAAGGCCCACTTCGAAACCAACGAATATCTGCGTGCCCTCTTTCCGGAGGTGATTCCGTCGGACTTCAAGCAGACGACGTGGGCGGCGTCGAAGGCCACTCTCGCGCGGACATCGATGCGCCCCGAGCCAACCTTCATCACCATCGGCGTCGGTGGCACTGTCACCGGCATCCACCCCGACATCATCATCGTCGACGATCCCATCAGCAAAGAGGCGACGGAAAACGCGCGTGTTGGCGCGTGGCAAATCATGGATCGGGTGAATCGCTGGTGCAGCACGCTCCGGCTACTGCTGAACCAGCAAGCCCAGCCATTCCCGTGGATTCGTTTCAACGGAACCAGGTGGTGGATTGGCGACACCTACGAGCACGTCGAGAAGGCGTTCGGTTATGGCGAAGCGCCACGTCGCTATCTCTTCAGGAAGAAGCTCGTCGATGGCCGCACCATCTCGCGTGAAATCTACCGCGTCGGTGACATCGCCGTCTTTCGCACCGCTGCCATCGAAGATGGTGCCGCCGTCTATCCGAAAATTTGGCCGCTCGAAGAACTCGCGAAGGAACGAGCGCGCGACCCGGAGTTGTTCGCGTGCAACCTCATGAATAGTCCAAGCGACGCTGCTGTCCGCACCTTCCAAGACTCCTGGCTTCGCTACTACGCGCGCATCGACAGCAACACGTTGTGCTACTCACTCGACGATGGCACGAAGCGCTACGTTCGTCAGGTTGATCTGAGTCCTGTGATGGTTGTCGACCCAGCCTTCACTGCCACAGGTACAGGGGCGCGCGCTGCCATCATCGTTACCGGCACCGATGTCGAGAAGTCGAAGCACCTTGTACTCGAAGCCCACGTCGAGCGTGCCGAGCCGCGCGACCTCGCCCTCGACGTCCTCAATATCGCTCAGCGCCACGATATCTCGACCGTCTACATCGAGTCAGTCGCTCAGCAGATTGCCTTCCTCCAATTCGTCGAAAACGAAGCCAAGGCCCGTGGGCAGCAGCTCCGCGTCGAGCCAGTAAAGCCCGGCGGCCGCAACAAAGACGTCCGTATCGAGGCCCTTTCCACGTACTTCAAGGCCGGCCAAGTGCTGTGCCACCGCGACCACATCGCCCTCCTGCAAGAATACGCCGCCTTCAAGCCCGGCGCCCGTTACGTCGACGCTTTGGACGCCCTGGCTTACGCCGCCGAGAAGTGGCCCCGCACGCAGCCCAAGCGCGGTGCGACGCGGCGCGCGGACGAGTTGGCTGACTACTACAGCAAACGCGGTATTCGTGCGTAGCGGTGTATATTTCAAAGGAGGGTCTGTGCCTCACCACGCTGTCGAAGTGCTGTGGGACGATCCACACACAGAAGACTCCACCTGGCTGGATCTTGACAGCCTTGGGCAAGCGTCCTTCACCATTCGCTCTGTAGGCTTTTTGCTGAAGAAGGACAAGCGTCAAGTCGTCCTCGTCCAATCCCTCACCGACGACGAGCGCGGCGCTACTACGCTCTCCATCCCGCGCGGCTGCATTCGCCGTATTCGGAGGATTCGCTAACATGGCTAAGAAGCTGAAGTATCGCAGCCCCGATCGCTACAACGACACCGCCCTCGGCCCAACACCGCCCCGCATCGAGTACCACGCCACACAGGACAAGGGTGGGCCGGACTCGGGGAAAAGGGCGGGTGGGACACCGTCGGGCGTCCGCACCGCCGACGGCACAGAAGCCATCCGCGAAGGCCCAGAGACGAAGCAGGCTGCTATACCAAGCACGCCGTCCGCCATGGGCAAGTACTGGCCTGGCGACGTCGACAAGCACGGCGATGGCACTTCGGTTTAACTATGCGCACCGACAAAGAATGTATCGCTGCTGGCTACGTCAAATGCACCTGCGACAAAGCCACCTACTGGTGTGACTGTTGTCGCGCTGGTCTCGACAACCATCCCGTCAACACTACAAGCAGCGACAACCCGCAGTGCGCGTGTTCGTGCGCGCAGGAGGAATAGCATGCCTGGTGCTCGCAGAACGCGCAAAGGTCAGACGGGTAAGCGCCCCAGCGCCCAAGTCAAGAAGGACGCCGGTCGCGACGCCAGTGGCGTCGATTCGTATGATGGAAGAGCGAATACTGCCGCTGGGTCGAAGGGCAAGGAACCTGGCGGGCGCTGGAGCAAGGCGGACTACGACGGGCCATTTTCTGTGATCCGCACCAACTAGATGCCTTTCGTTAGAGACAAAGTTAAGGGAAATGCGCTAGCGCGGCAACGTTATCGCGAAGATCCTGCATTTCGGCAACGCTGTTTGGATAATACGCATCGACAGCAAGCAAAGCCGGAGTACAAAGAGCGTAGCCGTCAATAGATACAATCGCGCGCATGGTAGCTAAATGCGTAGCTACGGAGAAAATATTGGCGGAAATAGCTAAATGCGATCCTGTATGCTCAAATTGTTATCGTAAAGCACATGCCAGAGCCAGTTAAATTCGGGCCTGGCCGCGAGGAGGCTTTTCGTCAGTACATTGACGTCGAGCTGCGCGAAGCGCTCGACTGGCATCAAAAGTTGGTCGACATCTGGATTAAGTGGCTGAACCAGTATCGCGCGCCTGCGCAGCAACCGACGCGCCGCTTCCCCTACGAAGGCGCAGCGAACTTCGAGTTGCCCATGACGGCCATCGACGTCGACCAGCTCTACGCGCGCTTCCTGCAAACCATCCACGCCCCCGACAATCTCTGGACCCTAGGGCCACTGAACGAAAAGTGGGTCAACTCAGCTAAGCCCATGACGGACATTCTTACATTCTTGGACAAGCAGGTTGTGAGGATGTTTGATGTTAATAAGCGTGCCATCCTTGAAATGGTGAAGCTCGGCACCGCTATCTGGAAAACCGGCTGGGTCTACGAGAAGCGCCCGACGTGGACCTACGACACCGCCGGCGTCATCAGCAAGTTCGACCTGATTCGCGGCGCCCCCTTCGTCGACCACGTCAAGCTCGCCGACTTCGTCCTCCCGCCTGACTCCTTCGCCATCCAACCAGACGAGCAAGGCGGCGCTCCGTGGGTGGCGGAGCGACTGCGTGTAAAGCCGGCAAAGTTGCGGATGATGGGCACTTCGTCCGAGCCCTTCTTGCCGAACATCAACCCCGACGACTTGGAAAAGGTACTGCGCTACGAAGAGCCCGGCCCCACCGACCATACGGCGGCGGTGATGCACCACGACTACGACAAAACGTCAACTGGCTCAAGAGGGATGGATTTCGACAAGGACAGCGGCACGCTCGCCGACACCTCCGGTGGCAAACCCGCGCCGGGCCGCCAGGGCCGCGACATCGAACTGTGGGAGGTGCATGCGCGCTTCCCGACGCGCGACGCCAAGGCCGTCGACGACATCATCGTCTGGTATCACGACCCAACGCGCACCATTCTTCGCCCCGTCTACAACTACTTCCTCCACGGCAAGCGCCCCTACGAAGTTGCCCGCTTCTTCCCCGGCGAAGGCTTCTACGGTATCGGCGTCTGCGAGCAAAAAGAAGTCTTCCAGCGCGCCGGCTCGGAGTTGTTCAACTTCACCTACGACAACGTCCTGCTCGCCAACTCGCGGATGATTGTTGCGCGTTCCGGCTCGAACATCGGCCCTGGTGAGCCTATATACCCTTGGAAGATTTGGATAACGGACGACGACGTCAACAAGAGCTTCGGCGTCTTCCCGATGGCCGACATTTACCCAAGCTTGCCAGGGCTGTCGGCGCAAGTGGAAGGCATGGGCCAGCGCCGCACCTCCATCGGCGACGTCCAGCTCGGCAACATCGATCAACTCCCCGGCCGCACGCCCGCGACGACGATGATGTCGTTGCTCCAAGAGGGCAACCGCCGCCCCGACCTCACTGTCAAAGAACTGCGTACCACGCTCGGCACCATAGGGCTACGCTTGATTCAACTTATTCAGCAGTACGCTTCCGCCCCTGTGGACGTCGGTGGCCAAGCCTTGATGCAGATCCTCGTGCAGACCCTCGGCATGCCGGAAGGGCCAGAGGTGGCCTCGAAGCTCCTCGCCATCCCCGCCGAGAACGCCGAGTTCGGCCTTGGGGTTAGCATCACCGCGACGTCGGGCTCAACGAACAAAGAAGTGGAGCGCCAGAACTTCCTCGCCCTCCTGCAACTCGCGGCCCAACTCTACCCGCAGTTTGTGCAAGGACTGGCGATGGTTCCGCAACTTGCTGCGACAAACCCGCAGGCCGCCGAAGCGGCGCTCCGCAGCGCCAACGGCCTACAAGAACTCTTCAAACGCCTTTTGGAGCAATATGACGTGCGTAACATGGAAGATATTTTGCCCTTGCCGGATCACGTGCAGCAGCAGCAACAGATAGCGCCTGTTAATGGTGCTGGTGCGCCAGCGGGTGCCGTACCTGCTTCTTTTGATCCCCAGTTAGCTGCATTATTTAGTGGCGTTCAAGGAGGGCTTTAGTGAGCAACAAACGCAAGGAGCAAATACGTGCCGCTTTCAATTAGGAAATTCTTCCGCTTCCGGATCAAGCGACTCAGTCAGCCAACGGAGCGGCCCCACAGCAAGGAGCCCCTCAGTTACCCGCTGGGCCTGTCGCAGGACCAGGTGGAGGCGCTGCGCTCCCTCAGGGAGACCAGCTCTTGGCGGCACTTTTTGGTGGCGCTCGAACGGGTCTATGAACAGCAACTCGGCTCGCTGCTTAGTGGCGCGCCCCACGACAACTACTTGTTTCAGGCTGGCGTGTGTCATGCGCTCGAACGCGCCGCCACTTTGATCGACGACCTGAGCGCGAAAGCGAGAGATATCGATGCCTGGAACGCAGCCCGAGCCGCAGGCGAACGCAACACCAACGACGCCGCCCTCCCCGCCGTCTTCGGCAGCCCCTACTTCAACGAGTGGCGTCGCCGCGCCGCCTCAACTGGCGGCCCCGACGGAGCAGCGAGTGCCTGACGACACGCGCTACCCAGAGTGGGCGCGTGGCAAAACGATGGACGAAGCTCTACGCCTTGGCAACGCCGCCTACCAGACGTCACTCCAGTACGCTGGCACTTCGCCTTTGCAACAGCAGCCTCCCCCGGCGCAGGCACCACAATATGCTGCAACCGGCGACGAAGAGTACGTAACAGGGGCACAGTTGCGCCAGTTTGGGGCACAGGCCGCACAACAGTACGGCCCCGACGTTAACGCCGCCGTCGACTTGGCCGCCTCTGGCAACCTCGCCGCCGTCCGTGCTCGCTATGCCAAAGACTTCGGGCGCTACGGGCCAGAGATCATGGCGAACTTGGCGACGGTGCCGAAGCGCGCGTGGACCATTGACAATCTGGAGAAAGTCGTTAAGCTTAGTTTAGTAGACCACTTGGACGAGATTGCGAGCGAACGCGCTTCGCACCTCGCTGCCCAGATGGGAACGACGATGCGCTCCTCGGGAGCTGCGGGCTCGGACCCGGTCCCCACACAATCAAAGAGTCCTTTGGAGTCGGATGCTATCCCCGAGTCTTGGCGCGCACGCGCAAAGGCCGAGGGCATCACCGACCGCGAAGTGCAGGAGTTTTGCTACGCGAACGAAACAACGCCCGAGGATTTCTTCAAGATTTTCGCCAAGGGAATGGTGACGGACGCCGTAGCCGAAGTATCGAGGAGACGTTAATATGAAAGTCCCGCTGATCGAAACCGTCGTTCCGCCAGAATTCGGCGCACTGCAAGAAGATCCTCGCTTCGTCGCCGAAGCCGGGCAGAACCGCGACTACTCTTACGTCCCTGGTTTCAGTGACTTGCGGCGCCAGCGCGACCGCGAGATCGTCGAGTTGAAGCAGGGTAAGCGGAAATCCGCCGACGTCTCCACGCTGCCTGTCAACATGCGTTGGGCGCGCTGTCAGAACAAGAAGGGCGATCCCGATACGCGGAAGCCCATTAGCCACGGGACGCGCAACTACCGCGCGGTGACGAAGGCCGACCTCGGCCAGCCGTGGTTCAAGGACATGCCCGCTGGCGCAACGTGGCAGGCCGACGGCACCCTACGCAACGGTGACACCATGCTAATGGTCGTCGACGCGGCAGGCGCAGCCCGCAACGAGTTCCAGAAGCGCCTCCGCACCGAGACGCAGATGCGCGGAGCCGAGCAAGGCTTCGTCAAGGCTCTCGAAGGTGCTGGCATCGCGACGCAGGGCGCCGCTCCAACAATCACGAAGGAGAAGTCGAGCCCAACACGGGCCGTCTTCGAACTTGCTTCTAAGTGACACTATCGCAACTCTGTCTTGACGCTGTCTTCGTAGGAGGTAACTAACATGCCTTTGGGTCTCGTTCCGTCAAATGATCGGTGGGATACGAGGTGGTTCGAGAGCCTCGATACGACCGGCACGTTCCGCAAGGGCGAGCTAGTTGGCTTCCGCGCTGGTTATCAACTCAGCGTGATGTCCTCGGCGATGTCCGCCTACGTCGGCGTCGCCCTCTCCGCCTCGACGGCGTCCATCCCTGTACGCGGCCTCAACATGGTGGCAGTTGCCATCCCACTTCACGGCGCCTGCGCATGGGCCGACGTCGATACCGGCGTCGTAGCCTCTGCTATGTCCGTTGGGAAGAAAATCACAATCCAGCGAGCGGCGGCGCAGGGCACCACATTTTTCAGTTTTGCCTCAACCGTTATGGGCGAGGCATCGCGTTTCTCCGCTCACGCGCAAGTTATGGGGCCCATCGACGCTGACTTGTCCCGTGTCGAGGTCGCCATGAACGTCGAAAACTGCGCGTTCTACAGCACGTCATCCACGACGTTCGCGACCTGAGGAGCCCTAGCCAATGACGATCACTCGTTCCCAATACGTCGTTTTCCTAGAGCCGAAGCTCTCGAACATCTGGCACGAGGCGTTCCCGGCGCGCGGGCTTGAATACCCCGCCTTCACGAACGTGCGTAGCACGCGCAAGAAAACCATCACCGACGCGAAGACCGGCGACTTCGGCCCCATGCGGTTGAAGCTCGAAGGTACGAACATCACCTATGATGACCCGCTCGGCGTGCAGACTGTTGAGTACACTCCTGTTCGGTGGTCGCTTGCCTACAAGATCACTCAGGAAATCCTCGACCACCAACTGTATGGCCAGGTGGATAAGTACGAGCGCGCCCTTATTAAAAGCGCCATCGACTTGCAGGAAACGAAGTCCGCCTTGCTCTTCAACAACGGCTTCGGCACAACCGACGACGATGGCTTTGAGTCGACTGGCTTCGACGCCTTGCAGCTCTTCTCGACGGCGCACACGCGCTTAGACGGTGGCGCCACTTTCCGCAACCGCCCCTCAGCCGACGTCGACCTCTCCGTTACGGGCTTGCAGAACGCCACCATCGACACGGAAAACCTTGTCGACGACCGAGGCCGCCCGCAGCTCGTCCGCCCGCGCCTCGTCATCATCAATCCTGAGGACCGCTTCACGGCGAAAGAGATTCTGGAGAGTGAGTACAAGCCCGGCACCGCCAACAACGAAATCAACGCCCTGCGTGATGAAGGGCTGAGTTACATGGTCTCCCACTACCTGACGGACGCCGACGCTTGGTTCTTGCTCGGCGACCAGCACGACCTGAACTTCATCTGGGACCAGAAGCCGCGTGGTGGCATGGAAGAGGACTTCGATGCCGAGGTTATCAAGCGCAAGGTTGTCGAGGGCTTCTTCGTTGGGCACGGCGAAGTACGTGGCGCGTGGGGTACAAGTGGTGGGTAGCGTCGTTTACTGCACACTAAACTAGTACAAAGGAGTAAACGACATGCCCAGTCAGGACCTTGGTACCGCCCTCTCGCACGGCTTGTCGATCTACACGGCAGGCAACTCTGCCGTTTCGGCCTACGGGCCGATCATCGGAGCTGATGTCGCCGTCATTGCGTTGACGGTGCCCGCAATTCTCAATAGCACCTCCGTTGACACGACCTTCGCCGTGTCGGGTGCTGCCATCGGGGATGGCGTGATTCTGCATCCGCCCTCAGCCTTGTCAGCGGGCGTCACAGCGTTCGGCTTCGTCCCCAGCGCCGGAAACGTCACAATCACGTTGACGGCGTCAATCGCAACGGCGGTACAGACCGCGCAGACATGGGGCGTCTCACTATTGCGGCGGAGCTTCGTCACCAGCATTCGCTAGACTTGCCACAGCAAGCCAACGGGCTGGGCTCTCAAGGCAGCCCAGCTCGTTTTGTTTAGGAGGACGTCACCATGAGTAGGATGCCTAGCGCGTACACTATTTTGCTCGACTCTGGTTCCACCTCGACGTCTGGCTGGTGGTGGGTCGGCGACTTTCGTCTTCTGACAATGTCCTTCAGCTCGCGTGGCTCGCTTGGCCCCTCACGCCTCACCGTCGAGGGCTCGAACGCGGATGGCTTCCAAAGTGCGTTGCCAGCCGCTACCGCCGCCGCCTCTCTTATCAGTGGCGTCAACCTAATCGGTGTCACTCCCGGCATGGTGACCTTCGACCCGCCAGGCTACCGCTGGGCTCGCGGGACGGTCGCCCAAGCCGCGCAAAGTACCGCGTCCTCGCTGACTGTCATCGCCGCTGGCAACTACGCCTAGCAATGGCTAACACCGCTCTCGCCATCTCGACTGGGAAGACGAAAGCCACCGGCGGCGCGACGACAAGCGCGCTCGCTCCGCTCGGCGGTTTGACGACGACCATAACGCTCAGCACGACGAAATGACGCACTTTTTGCGCTTGTTACGCGACCAACGCGGCGCGTGGATACTCTTCCCTCTGATGTGGGGCGTGGGTTCTGCAAGCATCGCCGAAGCGACCGCCCGTCA